GCCCTGCAAGGAGTATACATACTCTTTATTCAATTAGCTTTTACAAAAGTAACATACAAGGTAAACTTATGAGTATAAGACATGGGATGACGATCATTATTATCAACAAAATCTTGATCAACATCAAGAATACGSGTATAGATTGTACCCCACTTAATATTAACATCAGCAGTGGATACAAGAGTCCTACGATTAGGCATTAAMACATCGGTATCTCCACTCCCAGCTTGTGTAGCCACGACAATAGGCAACTTAATTTTACGATACATTTTCCAGTAAGAGCCTTGCAAAAAAGTTTTGGCAGAAGGACAATCWGATACAGCATTACCRTCACTGTAAGGTATGTCAGAGGAAGTAAACATACAAGTCATGGGRGGCTGAGAGGTAGCGATGTTAGCAGGAGTAAATGTACTATAACTGGGMACAGGATTGGCAATAGCACGAGTCTGATGAGGGAARTACTCTATCTTAACACCAGTAATACGGTAGTAAGCCCAATTAGAAGAAACACCAGTAAATTCCGTAAAATCCGAAGGATTAATAGCAAAGGCTTTGAAATTTTCAGAATCATTTTCGGGATAGAAATTTTCATGACGAATAAAAACACGCCGAATAACTTCTCCTCTAGGCCTCCGGGTCCTCCTCCGAAAACGCCGGCGGCGCGAACGGCGTCGGCGGAAGCGGGTTCTTCGCCTCTTGCGAAACATAGTCTARGGAATGAACACACCAACGATCGGAAGATAATTTAGTAGTGTCCGGTTCGAAGTTCGCAAACACAATGACAGGTTTAACAGCAAACAGCCTTTTATAGCCTTGATACTTGCCAGTCATGATGAAACCATTCTTTAACTTTTCAAGAGTAGAATAAGAGAATAACTTATTATCATCACGAGTAACATCAATACAAACACCAGAAAAACTATCAGAAAGCATGAGGGTTATATCACGAGAAGAAGTAATGCCATCAAATAACTCATAATTATAACACGAAAAAAGAATATTAGCAAGAAAAGATTTTCCAGTACCACCAGTTACATCATAATACCAGCAAACACGACGAGGTCCTTGTTCGGATAAATGAAGAATACACTCTTGTTGCCAATCACTCAAGAAGGAATGATAAAATTGTTGATATCGTTCATGACGTAATTTTGCTTGACCAAACTTGTAAACCAATTCATCAATTGATTTTTTATTGCGGATGTAGTCCCAGGAAAGGTAAACATCTTCCGCTTGATGATACACCAATCTTCGAACGATACTTGACACAGAAAGCTTTCCGTTGGACACACCAGACCTGCTGACGTCACATACTCCAGAGTTCCAGTCACCGTACGACTGGTATGATCCCTCTTTAACACAATAGTCATAGTTTTGCTTCCAAGATCCACGGGCTGGCTCCCAATGAGCTGGTAGAAGCTTTGACACGCGTCCGAATCCAGATGGGTTCGCAAACTCCAGGTAACCTTGGAGATGTTGGCGGCCAGTAGTTGGGGCACGTTCCAATCCGAAAACAAAACGYTTTGAGACATTTTCCAAGATGCTATAATAATTCAGAGAAAACACAGGAGAATTCAATGTGAAGCACCAACGTCTATGACGAGACTGACGAGAAGGAGCGGTAGCAGCCATACTTAAGGAGAAATAGTGGTGCAATGGCACGCACAGCACAGAGCACAGGGGTAATAGTAACCCTGTGCTCTAGACCCCCCCGAAGATACTCACCCCACACGGCGGATCATATTACGCGTGGGCGCTCGCTCCGCTCGCTTCTTAACGTTCGCTTCGCTCACTCGATTTTAAGGAAAGAAATCATGGGGTCCGGCCGGCAAGATCTCACGGGCTGGCTCCCAATGAGCTGGTAGAAGCTTTGACACGCGTCCGAA